CGGACATTTATCTCTCCCTGTGGGGGTTGCGGGTAAATCGTGCGTCGTCGCGCAGTTTGTTCAAAATCCTGTTTGCTTCTGCGTGCGTAACATTTGACAGTTGCTGCCTCAAGATTTCCCTGCGGTTATCTTTAACAGGCGCAACTTTTGTTTCCATCTTCTCGTTGCCGACTTCGATGCAGCCATGCGCTTGCAGGTGTTCCCTATGGCGGCTGCGGCTCGTAATCATTGAGCCGTCAATCATTGACTGATAAGGCTGAATGTCCGACATCACATGATGCACAGCAGTCGGTTGGTACTCGCCAACTTCTATCGCCTCACCATCAACGTAAATCCAGCGTTTTCTCATAAGAGTAGAAGAATTTCCTCGTCATCGTTTTCGACGTGCTGATGCCATATCTGTTCAGCATTCTTAAGATCAGCGATCAATTTATCAAAATTAAGATTGCTTGTCAAAATCTGTTGTTTGGTTATGTAGTTGAGCGGCTCGACAACTTCGGGGATATCTTCCTTGCCTTCAACAATTCTTTCGTAAAGCGCAAGCACTTCCCGACGACGTTCTTCCCTTACCGCCTTCTCTCTTGCAAAGCGATCTTTCAGCTTGTCGCCGTCATGGGTATCAAGATCGATCAGCGTGGGAACGTAATCCCACGTTGCTTCGTCCCAAGTACCGGTGTCCCAACCCCCGTTCATGTTGCGATTTCAACTCCCACCGCTTTACCATCAGGGCCGCGGATAATGCGTTTCGGTGCAGCCATGACATTCAGCAAGTTGTCAATCTTGCCCGCAGTCTGATCGTGCAGCATCGCCATGTCTTGCTGCAACTTCTCGACGTTTTGCAGCGCCATCTGTACACCATTGCCTAGCTCGGCAGTCATGCGCTCAGCCGACGCATTTGCAGCCTCAACTAGCGGGATGTCCACGCCAGGGTTAGCCCCAATCCTTGCCACGGTAACTTTTGTTGCTGCATCCAGCTCAGTTTTCCAGCGGTTGTATTGTTCTTCCATCTCGGATTTCTGACGGTCAAACTCCAGTTTCTGCGCCTCCATCTGCGCCCGCATCTGTTCGACTTCGACTTCGCGCTGAGTTTTGGCCTGTTCAAGTTGCAACTTTGCTTGATCCATCTGCATCTGCGCTTGCAACTTTGCTTGCTCGATCTGCATTTGAGCTTGCATCTTGGCTTGTTCAAGCTGCCCGTCTGCTTGCATCTTCCCTTGCGCCATCTGCTGTTCTGCTTGCATCTTGAGCATCTCAGGATTTGGTTGCGGTTCGACCGGAGGCTTGTTCACAAGTTTGTTGATTGACTGATCAATCGCGCCCTCAATCTGCCTTGCACCCTTAAATGCACCCACGCCAAACTTCAGCAACTCGCCAATCATGGGGATCATTTCCGGCGCTTGCTGGCCTAACGGCAATGCTTCGCGCAAGAACGAGCCAAACGCTTGCAAGAACTCGCCGCGCTCTTGCTTCATCTTCTGCTCATCAAGCTGCACGAGGGAGTCAGCGGCCACTTCGATGCGGAAGTTACGCAACGGCTTGTCTTTTAGCAATGCAAGCGCCTGGGGGATTAGCTGCTGATCTTCGGGCTGCAACTGATTTGCTGCCGCATATTGCAGAATCGTCTCGGGCTGGAACTTGGTGCAAATAACCTGCGCCTTTAGCCTGAGAAGCCCCGTAGCGAACAACGCTACATCCTCCTGCATCGAGCGCAGACGGATCGAGGCATATTGCCCCTTAATCTGCTGTGCGGTAGCCGTCTCAGAGGCAAAGGACGATCCACGGATAATGTCCGAAAGACCCGTGATCTCGTAGATTTGGTTTTTGATTTCAGTCCGCGCTTGATAGCATTGGATCAGCGTCTGAGCAATCATGTCGATGGGTAGGAAGTCGATAGCGCCCTTCAAGCCACCTTTCTCACCAAACGCCATCCAAGTATCAACCGGCAACAGAGCGTTGTTCTCGCCCTCGGTCATCAGTCGCTGCAAAGCAGGCTGTGAAGCGTCGTAGACCCCTCTAACGCGCAAAGCCTTGACCAAGCCATCTATCCTGTCAGACAAGATATCAAGCTCGTTAGCCTGATCCTGATACAGCACAAAGTCAGCTACGGGAACGAGGGTGTCGCTCGTCATCGTTGCGTACAACGGACGCGGGCAGGGGAAGAATCCTTCTAGTTCAAGCGGATCGTCGCGCTCATCAATGATGTTCGGCATCGACTTGCTGAACCAGTAGACTTTGCCCGTTTCCTTGTCCCAATACTCACAAATCTTTGCGCGAGTGTGTTCCTTGGTGCTTTGGCCATATTGCTTGAGGGTGTCCGGGCCTGCGTCGTAGGGTATCTTTTCGCCTACTTCATCGCCGAAACGTTCTACCAACGCCTCGCGGGTCATGTATACCCACCGCCAAACAGCCGTTACTTCTTCCCATGTACGGGCTACTGAATGCCCAAAGTCTTTCCAATGCACATAATCAATGGGGGCGCATTCGTACTCGATCTCCTCCATTGGTTCTTGACCGGCTGTGGGATCGTTCTGCACGCCGGGTTCAGGATCGTCAATGTCCTCGGTTACTTCTAAGCCATCTTCGGGCATATCAACAGCGTTGACGTGCGGCTCATAGCGCACCCAAGCCGTCCCACGCCCGCCAAGGAAACGATCTTCAACTGCGTGCTTCATCGTGCTGCGAAAATCCGGATAGTGCTCGATCTCAAAGTCGAGCGCACGCTCTATCAGCAACGAGGCAACCCGTCCCACTTGGTCGTTATCACCGAAACGACGCGACACATCAGCCTTCGGGAGACGCGCATAGACAGCAGGGATCAACGTCTGAACGTTGCTCCACAGGATGTTGAACTTGGCAGTCTCGTTCGTGTTCTGACTGCGGTTGTCGTCCCGATAACGCTTGATGATCTTCTGAGCGCGGGCTTCCCACTTCTTGAAGTCACCGTCATACGCTGCGACGTTATGCAGCAGCTTTTGCAAGCCTGTGCTTTGCTCTTCCATTATTTTTGTCCCGCTTTAATTTTTAGCCAATCCGCTTCTGTTGCGCCAACAGCATCAGGATTTACGCCTTTTGCTTGCATATAATATTCTTTCCACGCGGTTGGATGCGTTGCTGATTTCAGCATTTCGCCAGTTGAAGTTGATGAAGGCCAATGGTAACGATTGTTATCATAAGGATCGCGCTCAGGTCTGATACCAGCGCTCCATGCTTTGCGGTAATCGTAATTAGCATTTTTACTTAAATCAGGAATTTCACCATATTGTTTTGTGAACTCTGAATACCAAGGACTAGCCGCTATTTCTCTTTGAAATTTAATTTCTTTACCTTGCGCGGCTATGTTTGGGTTCATCATTTGAGGTCGAGCTGCCGCTGCCAATTCTTGTTGGTATAGCAAAGCTGCCGCTAAGCGTTCCTGTTCAGTCACGATTTCGCTCCGAGATAGCGCGAGCCTTGGCGCGGGCATCCTCTTTACTAGATGCACCCCACGCCTTCAAAGCCAATGCCAATCGAGTAGGTTTGCCGTTCTTTTCCATCGGCCCGGGCATATTGCCCATTCGCGCAAGGAACGATGCTCTGCGCGGGTTATCGCCTGCCTTGACCGGTGGCTTTAGTGTGCCGCCTGTCTCAGCTTTGTACGAAGCTCGCCCCTTGGCGTTCAGACCGCCTTCGGGGTTCTTGCCCTCGCTACGCGTCCATGCAGCAGTCATTTTTTCTCCGGCTTTGCAGTCTTAGCTGATTCGCGGAAGTCTTTAGCAGTCGGCGCGCCGGGGTCGCCGGGCTTACGCATACGCTCACCCGAACCGGCTTTGATCCGTTCCTGCTTCGCTAGAATGTTGGCGTACAACCCGGCTTTGTTCATGCTGTGAAGATTCCAACAGCAATGACAGACACGCCGCTGCCAGTCGTAATTTTCCACGGGCCGGTCGCTGCTGCCATGTTGAGCTCAAGGCTGTACGTTCCAACGGGAGTCGTTGCGCCAGTAATGACGATGCTTGTCGATCCGTCAATCAGCGTGACGTTAGATGCAGTTGCGTTCGCAGCCACTACGATCAAACGGTGAACGTAATCACCGACTGCACCAGTCCCACCCAATACTTGCGCGGTTTGACTAGCTGCTACAGTTTCATACGCATAACGATACGGATTAGCTACGCCACTCATATTCGTGATCCTTTAGGTTTAGCAGTCGCCCACATATCGTTGAGCGTTACTGTGTTCATCGGGCCTACCATCAAAGGCTTGTCTCTATCCGGCGCTTTGACTGCCGGTTCTTGCCTCCACGCAATCGCCATCATAC